CAGATGGTAGAGCCGTGTTGCAACACGTACGCGACGGTGGTTCGAGTCCACCCAATTGTCTATTCAACTGGACAGATGATATGCACATCCTTTCCTAGGACGCGCCAGCCCACCCGGCGCGTGACCGAAAAATCGTGAAACGTTGTGAGCCTTTTTTGAGAGTAAGTTTTGGCGTAGTGCAACGTGTATCGTCTGTCTGACTGGCAGCATGAGTACCTTCAAACAACCAACGCCAAAAGGCGCAAATACTGTAGCGCTCGTGCTATCAACTGGCAACATCATCAAGAAAAATTAACCATATTAGTGCTTTACGAATGGTGTTGTCAACTGGCTATATAAGCAGTGAACTAGCAGTCGCTAGTCGCTCATCGCAGTAAGTGCAGTTCCTAACCTGTATTAGCTGGTAACGGGCAGATGTTGGCTAAGTCCCGTGTGAGTTTTTCCTAGCTGCTTGTATAGCCACCAGTTATGCGGTTGAGCCTGTATAACGTTTTATTTTAGGGACACGCCATACAGGAAATGCGTAAACAACACACAATGTATTTTACATATGTTTAACATAAGGACAACCAATGAACATAACACACTACGATTTATTCGCAGGTATAGGCGGTTTTTCGCTAGCACTGGAGGAGGTATTCAATGAAGCAAAAATTAACCATATCTTCTGCGAATGGGCAGAATTCCCCACCGCAGTACTCAAGAAGCACTGGCCAAACGGGACATTTTACGGCGATATCGCCGGCCTTATTGCCGACACCGACAGCAAGAGACACAAGAGTAGTGTCGCCGAAACAGAAGCCACGGGACGATCTGACCTGTGCAGTGGAGCTAGGAGCAGTAAAGAACAAGTCCTCACTATACTCACAGGAGGTTTCCCCTGCCAGCCGTTCAGCCACGCAGGACGAAGAAAAGGCACGGCAGACGACCGCTACCAGTGGCCAAACATGTTTCGAGTTATACAAAACGTCAAGCCAGACTGGGTCATCGCTGAAAATGTGCGTGGGCTTGTTACTTGGAACGACGGCATGGTACTCGAGCAGGTGTGCGCTGACCTGGAAAGCGAAGGTTACGAAGTACAACCGTTTATTATTCCAGCTTGCGCCGTCAACGCCCCGCACCGGCGAGACAGAGTCTGGATTATTGCCAACTGTGCAAACCCAAGGGCTAAAGGTTTGCAAAAACGGGAAATCAATCCCGATGATGCTGCCGACGCCAGACGCATCAGACGGAAGCAGAGGTCCAGCGAAAACATACAACCCGAGAGCAAAAAGCCAGAGCGGCAGAACAGTCACTACTCTGGTTGGGAGCGGGACTGGCGAGAAGTTGCGGCTTCAACCTGCAATGTCCGAATGGATGATGGGCTTTCCCGAGAGGTGGACGGAGTTTCCTACAGCTTCGCCAAGTGGCGGAACGAATCAATCAAAGCCTACGGCAACGCAATAGTACCTCAAGTAGCGATGGAAATATTTAGAGCAATTAAGAGGACAATTAATGTTAACTAAATCACCATCTACAAATAAGCGAAAAAACAACAGGGGTGAGATTACTAAATATTGTGCCTCGTATAAATAAAGAAAGGATAGATAATGAGTGAAATTGTAGGACGCAAAGGAAAGCTCATACTTTGCAAAAAATATAAAGACGCTGATGATCTTCAATCTAATTTGAAAAATTTCTGGCAAAGCATTCCTATAGAAGAGCGTGATAAATACTATAAAGATGCAGAAGAAGTTGACGAATACGATCTAGAGGACAACGGCTATGTCATTATCAACGGGAATTGTATTTATAAAGTTGAATTAGACAAAGAGTTCGACGTGTATGACAACTTTGTTGAAATCACTCAGGTTCAAGATGGTGTTTATGAATTCATGACGCAGTTCTATAACGGCTCAACCTGCCTTCAAGAAATGCTGCAGGAGGGTTTTGATCAAACAAGGGATAGTCTAAAGACGAAATGATGAATATCAACTAAACCACTAATTTTGTGGACATAAGAAAGGAGATGTCAATGAAAGAAATCGTAGTCATAGACGAAAACAAGGGAATTAAAAATGAATTACCAGAAGAATACAAAGATACCAAGGTCAAGTTCTCGTACTATTACAAATACGAATTTCATTATGAAAGTGATGAAGTTATTGTCGTCGCCAATGGCTATAGCGGCGATAGAATCTACCGTGCTGGACTAGACGCCGAGCAAACAGTTGGGAGTATTTTAAAGGAAGCTGACTGGGGCGAGTTTGTAATATTCGATAAGTATTTTGACAAAGAGAGTGGAGACGCGCAATGACTGACATAAAACGGCGAGGCGACCCTCGCGCGCTGTCATGCAACGATGGACACGATCTGTGCTATTGCGCTGGTCGTCCAGAGTGCCACAACTGCGGCCAGCCGCTATGGGACGACTACGTTAAAGAACCGCTAGACCACAGTAGCTATAACTACGATCATACAGAGTGTTGCGACCTGGTTTTAAGCCATTTTACCTATGACGACTGGGAAGTGGGCAACGATGACAAACTACGAATGCATGACTATGTACTTGTAACTTATATAGAGCCAGAAACTGGTAACAAGATCCGTATTGCATGTCAAATTGTAGAATTTTTTGGACTAGGATTACCTGCATTTAGAGTTTTGGAAACTGGCGATAACATGAGCATTCTGGGTGCGTATATTACGAATTGCCGCCTCGTGCGGATTAAGGAGCTAGGAGAGAATAATGCGTGAAATAGAGTTTAGGATCTGGGACAGCCTGAGAAGAGTTTACCTTAACAAAAAAGATATAGCCATAGACAACCTAGGCAACATATTTGTATTTGAGGTCTGCGATGACAATGACGCTGATTTGTGGCATGCGCGGATTTTGTCAGACCCGGACAATGAGCGATATGTCATTGAGCAGGCTACAGGAATGAAAGACGAAAATGGCAACGAAATATTCGTTAATGACATCGTTGAGATGCATTATTTTGAACAGTATGCTGGTCCCGGTGAAGTCGAGAAAACTGTTATGGGAGTGGTTAGCAAAGACTCTATTGGTTGTTTCACTCGGGTGGGAGACAAAAAGTATTATTGGCTTCATTACCTAGAGGACGCTGAATATTATGGAGATACCGAATACAATGAAGAGCTTGAATTATTAGGCAATATCCACGAAAACCCTGAATTATTGGAGGAGAAATGAAATATATTTGGATTGGCCGCCGACCAGTTGCGGACGATGTTCAGATGGATATCTTTATTTTTGACAGTACGCTCGTTGAAGCAGCACCAATTGATAGAATGTGCGGATACTTGCTTAACAAAGACGCTAAAAAACTAAACGAGTTTTTGGATAAATACGCTGATGCTCAGCCTTTTGATAGAATCCTCTGTTATAAAGACACCGGAGGGCTGACTGAGCGTTTTATTAAAGAAATTAAAGAGGCAACAGAGAAATGGAAGAGATAGCCTACATAAAAGAATACATCAAAAGCAAAAAACACAATGAGCCCGAATTCTGTGTTTCGTGTAACACTACACTTGACGGAAAAATTAAATATTGGGCTAGCTTTTCTATGACCGACGACGAGAACGAAGATTATATAGATCTCGTACAAGTTGAAGGCGATAGTCAAATGGAAGTCGTCCACAAGATTGTAGAGTATTTAAAGAGCGGAAGCCATTATGACGACGGGAGATATCTATGATTATCCCCTTTGCAATGGAGCTGAGGAAGCGATTGCGTTTATCGAGGAGCGTGCCTGATGAAGCGTAAGATCAAAGGGCGCAACTACAAAACGCCAACACCTAGAGTTTACAGGTTGAAAGAAACTCGCACTACACAATTTATCCGCAAACAGCTGATAAATAAGAATGGAGCAATATGTTCACTCTGCGGCAATCCGATTGAAACAATGAAAGATTGTACGATTGATCATATCATCCCAATTAGTAAGGGTGGCTTGACGACGATTGAGAATTGTCAGTTGGCACATAGAAATTGTAATTTGAGTAAAGGTAATAAGGAGGTTTGAAGTGGGGCTGATTAGAAATATTAAGGCGATGGCTGACGTGCGTAGGCGAGAGCAAGACATATTAGCATCGAAATGCACAATAAAAATCGGCGACAGAGTGGCGTTCGCTCGAAATATTGATAAAGACGGCAGAGTAGTAGTGGGTGTAGTTGTTGGATATAAAAATGGTGTGTTCGTGGTTAAATACGATCCGCAACTCATCGTCGGCAATACTATTCAGTATTTTACTAGAAAATCTTATGAGCTGACTTTAGTTCATGACGTGGATAAACCAAGCTAGCTAAAACATAATGGGCGTAAACGTCAATAATATGTGTGCGCCTAAAAGGTTGACTGAGGCGGCGGCGAATTATGTGCCGCCTCTTTTATGTTATAATAGCCATAGAATTGCGGATCGAAAGAGCCGCTTTTTTATTTGGAGAAATTATCATGGCAACCAGAAAAATGATGCGCAGGAACAGGCGAAGTAGCAAGCAGGCTAATCGCAAAAACTCGAAGCAGCAGCTGCGCGGGATTGTTAAGGATAAGCAAAAAAAGCCACCTGTCAAGCTGTCAAAACAGCCTGAACAACCAGAACCAGGACAGCCAACGAAATATAAGCCAGAGTATTGTCAGCAACTCATTGACTATTTTTCAATCGAGCCACTAGAAATTATTAGAGAACAGGAGATAGTCGGCACCGAGGGCGGCAAATACGTCTCGCGCCGCCTGCCGCAACGTTTCCCATGGTTTGAAGGCTTTGCCAGAAAAATTGGCGTTCACCGCAATACACTGAAGAACTGGTGTGCTGAACATCCAGAATTCGCTGAAGCCTACGAAACTGCCAAGGATTTACAGCGCGAGTTCATCGTTGACGTGGCTTTGAGCGGTGCTGCGCCACCAAGTTTTGCTATCTTTACTATGAAAAATGTCTGCGGCTGGCGGGACGAGCGAGACTTGAAGCTGAAAAAAGCGAAAGAGGAAGGTGATATTGATGACGACGAGCTCAAAGCAGCCATCTTTGAATAATCTCACCAGAGCGGATATTCTGCGGCTTTGCGACAAGTATTGGGATACTGACCGCGACAAGCTACGCCGCTATCTACTGGCGATATTCAAGCGGCGGGAGAATATTCACCTTTTCGGCTGGTTCATCGCACGGCCGTATTTTCCACTAGAAACGCCGCCGTTTCACAAAGAGATATTAGACCTGATCAGCAACAAGGACAATCGGCGAGTTGGCGTTATTGCACCCCGTGGTCATGCTAAATCAACCACAGTAGATATGACATACCCGTTGTGGGCTGGTTGTTTTAAGCAGGAAGAGTTCGTGGTGATAATCAGCGATACCTACACTCAGGCAGCTGAGTTCATCAACGCATTGAAAGATGAGTTTGAACACAATCCGAAAATCAAGTGGCTATTCGGCGACATGAAGGGTGACGATTGGCAAGATGGTGAGTTTGTGTTGAGCAACGGCATTAAATATGCTGCCAAAGGTTCTGGTATGAAAATCCGTGGTATTCGCCATCGACACACCCGACCGACGCTGATGATATTTGACGACATTGAGAACGACGAGAATATTAAGAGTGCTGAGCAACGTCAAAAGCTCTATCATTGGTTTACCAAGGCGGCCATACCAGCACTGGCAAGAGGCGGGCGGGCTGTTATAATCGGTACGATTCTTCACTTTGACAGCCTCGTAAATAAGGTGATGAAACAGCAAGACGTGTTTAAGAGCTGGCAAACGCGGGTGTTTTACGCAATCACCACGGAAGAGGACGGTACAGAGCGGGCTTTGTGGCCAGAGCACCGCAGCCTGGAAAAGCTGAGGGCTATGCGAGATGACCCGAGCGATCAAGAGTTCGTTGGCAGCATTGCTTTTGCGCAGGAGTATCAGCACAAGCCGTTCAGCGAAGAGGATGCTATCATCAAGCCTGATTGGATTAAAGAATGTGAGCCGAGCCAGGTGCCAGATAAGCATGCACGGCTGGCGAGGGTGCTGACAATCGACCCTGCCGCCAGTGAACGCCAGACGGCCGACCCAACCGCTATGGGTGTCGCTGACCTGTACACTGATGGAAATGTCTACATACGTGCGATACGCAACCAACGAACCTCGCCGAGTGTTACTGCTGATACGGTAAGGGAGCTTGATGAAATATACAAACCGCAGGTGGTTGGTATAGAGGAGGGCGCGCTGGGGCTGGTGTTTCGGGATTTGCTGGCGGGACTACCTGTTATTGGCTTGAAGCCCGACAAAGACAAGGTACGGCGACTGCTGGCCGTGAGCCGATTCTTTGAGGCTGGTAGGATATACATCGTCAAGGATATTCAGAATGGGCAGGCGTTACGCGAGCAGCTGATTGAATTCCCGAAAGGTACTCATGATGATATGGTGGACATGGTGGTTTATGCGATACGGTTGCTGCTGGTGGAGGGAGCAGGTCAGGACTCTGACGGGTTTGATGAGAGCGGGGCGTATCACGAGAAGAGAAGTATGGATGATGAAGATGAAGAATATTGGTCGGATGATGCTTATATGGTATAATCAAAGCATGAATTGCGGTTATCACAGCCGCATTTTTCTTTTGGTCTAGGGTAGCCGCCTTATTGCGAGGAGCAAAAGTAGTGGCATTTTTTAGTAAGAATAACCCAGAACCGACACCGAAAAATCTAACAAGCGAAATCGGCTTTGCCGGCGACATTGTATTTGAGGGCTTTGATAGCGAGGAGTCACGAGTTGACGACATCAAAATTGAAGATTACCGCAAAATGCTCGACAACGACACGACCGTTGAAGCGCTGTATAACATTTTTACTATGAGTATTCTGGCGGCAACGTATCATATTGACGCCGACAGTAACGATGAGGGGGAAGTGCAAGCTGAGCTAGTGCGGCGCAATCTGCTAGAGCCGCCGCACAAAGGTGGTATGCAAACGCCGATGAATCTGTTTATTGATCAATCTCTAGCGGCGATTTATGAGGGCTTCGCACTGTTTGAGAAAGTCTATGAAGTACGAGACAGCAAATTGGTACTTAAGAGACTGGCGCACCGCGACAGTACCACGCTCACACTCATTCGTGATACGGATGGTGGCTTTGGCGGAACAAAACAGTGCGCTGCTGACTCCGATGGTGTTTATCACGAGGTAATCATTCCAGCACACAAGTGCTTCCTGTTTACGTATGGCAAGAGCCGCAGCTATCTTTATGGCCGCAGTGCATTCAAGTCGTTGTATCCACGTTACGACAAGAAACGTCGGCTAGAGTATTTGGATAGTATTGCTTTGCAGGCTGACGCCATTAAACCGAAAGTTTTGCGGCGTATAACTGATGGAGTAGTGACCGATGAGTTAAAGAGGGCACGCAATAAGGCGCTTGATGTTTTAGGCAGGCTAGGCAAGCGTAACTCCGTGGCGTCGTTACCATACGGCTACGAACTTGATGTATTGAACACAGAGGGTCGTGATCCGCACCAGTCAATCGAACGGCAGAACTCCGAGATGGCACGTGCGTTTCACGCAAGCGTTATTTTAACCGCAACCCAGGGCTCGGCAAGCAATGTTGGCTCGTACAGCCTGAGCACCAACCAGAAGGACCTATTGCAAACAGCAATCACTGGTGTCATGCGGCTGCTGGAAGCGCATATCAACCAATACCTCATCGCCGACCTCATTGACTTGAATTTCGCCGAACGACACTATCCAGAGTTTCATTTCGATACACCTGACGAATCGATTATCTCGGCGGTGTTTGAGGCGTTTAAATTGCTCGTGCAAAAAGACAAGGTGTCAGATGATATTGCTGCTGGAATCGAGGAATCAACAGCGACACGCCTTGGTATTGATTTAGAAGCGATTAAAAAGCGGCGGCAGGAAGACACGGAAAATGACAAGCCCACTGACAAAGAGAACGAAAACGCGGATGACGACAAAGATGGAGGTTCTGGCGGCGACGCCGGCAAATTTCTAGGCGAAGATGACAAGCTTGGCGAAACTGCTCCGCCTGAGCCGCACGAGCATGTTGCAATCGACCGAGATTTGACCGACGCCGAAAAACGCGTTAAGTTCGAGGTAATCGAAAAGTGGATGGCTGAGCAAGAGGCGAGTTTTGAAACCGCAGCGACCGAGGAATTGCGTAAAGCGGTGGCTGATATCTCGCTTGACGAGGAGTTCACGCTGCCAGCTAGCTATTCTGCGCTGCTGGCAAAACAATATCGCACAGCTTACAACTACGGCAAGCTATCCGCGGCAGATGAGCAGAAGCTGCCAGCACCAGTTCTGAAAAAGGAGCTGAGGGCGCGAGAAAAACAATACGTGGATTTCATTATCAATATGCAGACTGAAGACGTGCGTAATATTATTGCTGGCGAGAAGCTGAAGCAGCCTATTAACTTGGCTGACGGTGACGACGAGGACATTGATGAAGAGTCTGGAGTACCTAACACTAGCGGCAAACAGGACGAAGCTGCCCGCAATGCGATGTTAGAATCAATCGGGTTATTGACGAGTGCTTGGATTACTCAAGCAGTACTCGGCACTAAAGGCACTATTATCTCACAAGGTATGAATGATGGGCGTGATGATAGTTTTGCGTCGTTTGATGAAGATGACGACACGGCTGTCTATCAGTGGTCGGCGCGGATGGAGAAAAACACCTGTCCAATTTGCGCCGAGCTAGACGGCAAGGTGATTTCTGCCAACGAACGCAGAACTACGTTCCAGCGGCCGCCAAAGCACATCAACTGTGGTTGCATTTGGGTGAGGGTGTCGGCGCTAAACAAGGACTATAGGCTGCCGGCGGTAACAGGGATTGATAATAAGCTCATTGAGCGGCTGGAATATATCCAGAGAACAACCAAAGCTGAGCTGGCAAATACGATACCTGGAGCATTGAAATACACAAAGGCGGAGCTATCGAGCATTGAGGCGTATAAAGGAAATGGGTATATCAACATTAACCAGGCGCTGTTGGGTAAACATCCTATGAATCCGTATGCTGAAAATGACATAAAGCAGTTAGATAAAGCGATTAAGAGGACGACTCTGGAAAATGACGTATTGCTATACCGCGGCGTAGGATTTAAGAAGCCTTTGAAGGTAGGTGAGGAGATAAACAACCCTAATTTTCTGTCAACATCGACAAGCCGCGACATATCAATGGAATTTGCCGAAAAAGCTGATTGGCAAAAATACATTTTGGTGTTTCGTGCACCCAAGGATATGCCATATTTGAACATCGAGAAAACATTGGCAGATAATAATGTCAATTCAACAATTAATGAACGAGAATATCTACTGTCGCGAGGCAAGAAACTTGTTGTAAAAAACCTCTCAAAGAGGGATAATGGAGTTATAGTAGCAGAGGTGGAAATGACGGACGATACAAAATACTTGGATGACAGCAACGACAGTATCCTCACTGAGGATTTACTGCGGGAGATCGACGAATCATACGAGCGCTCCAAGAAACGCCTTACCGATCCAGGCTACAAGCCGAGCCAAACAACCAGGCGTCTACATCACATCTGGCAAATGGAATCTGACTACTTTAATGAGCACCCTGAAGCTATCAAATCCAAAGATAACGATGAATAGTTGTTGCTAACATAGCCTTTGTGGTATAATAGTCGTAATGAATTGCGATCGCATGTAGGTCGCAATTTTTCTTTTTGACATCGGAAGTTACCCTCTGTGAATTACTCTTGAACAATTGCAACACAAACATTTTACAGTTGATATTGTAAAACTCCACTTTCTCGCCTGCGTGCGGTCGCGGTTCAGCCAGGAGAAATCATATGAGTATGCATGTTTTCATCAATCGAGACACAAAGGTAGAGCTAGCCGACAATGAGGGTGGTAAATATAAGCGTTTCAAGAAGCAGATTTGTCAGTTCGGCGAATATGTAGACCCGAATAACA